ACGAGGTGATCGGCCAATGGTGCGACGACGGCGTGATCGTGTACCTGTACTGCGGTGGTCTGATCCGCCCCGCCGGTCGGCTGGCCGGGGCACTCACGGAACTTGAGAAGGCCGCCGGTTGCCTGCGTTCGTCGTCCGGAGTCCCCGACCACCCCAACGTCCGGTGGGTGCTGGACAACGAAGGTGAGAAGGACCCAGCTGAACTCACGCCCACGGACTACATGATCCTGGCACTCCGCGCGGTGGGGCGGATCGTGGCGTACGAGCCGAGGCCGCGAGAAGAACAGGACGAAAAGGACCCTATCGACTATTGCTGTTTGTGGAACCGCCAACGTGCCGCCGTCGCCGACAACACGGGCAACCCTATCGGGCTGTCCGGCCTTGTCATGGTCGGCGGCAACAAGCCCGACCCGCGTGAAGGACTCGCCCAACTCACGACGCCCGAAGCCCGCATCGCCGAGGCGAAGTGGCAACTTGAGTACACGTCTGGAACCGTCGCCCTCGCCACGGCTGGACTCACGTCGGAGCGGTGGGCAAAGGAGGTGGCGCAGTGAACCCCGACACCGCACCGATCGCAGAGGTCGAGGCGTGGCTTGCGCCGGGACTCGGCTGGACCAAGCACCCCGACAAGCCGGGCTGGTATCACGACGGAAAAGGAATGTCCACGCACCTAGGCGTACTCATCGGCACGTCGATGGACGCCGCTATTGGGTGCATGCCGCCGGGGTCAACATGGGTGTGTAGTTCAACCCTGTGGACCGCGACAATCACCTGCCACGGAGAAGATCAATACGTCCACGTTTCCAGGACAAACGACCCGTTCTCGGCCCGCGACGAACTGCTCAGGCTCGCGGCCAAGGTGCGGATGAAGATGGAGGATTCCAATGAAAAGTGACGACATCCGAAACGATCCGCGCATGAAGGCAATTTGGAAGCGCGACCGCCGGAACGCGATCGTCGTGAACATCATCTTTGCCGCGTTCCTCATCGCACTTCTGGCGATCACGTTTCTCGCTGGATGCCGATGGCCCATCGTCATCAAGAGCGGCGGCACGGGTACAGGCGTCGGAGAGGTTGGGCCGAGCAAGTGACCCACGCCGAACTGTACGAAATCGTGAAGGACCACCCGGACGTGTGGGGGCATCACTTTATCGTCGAGGATTACGGCGGTGGACTACGCCGATTTGTTCGTCATTTCACCCATCAGGCGGAAGAGTGCGAACACGCCGAAATGGAACTTCTCGGCCTCGGCGTGGCGTGGCTGGTGGAGAATGGTAGATCGGCGCGTATCTACCCGCCGCTCCCAATGAGGCAGGAGTATTTCGTAGGCACTGACGATTGCGGCGATTGGCAACTCCCGTCGCTGTTGGCATCCGTCTACGCCGCGATCGCGGAGGTGAAGGCGAAGGCATGAAGAATCCGGCCATCCATTCCATCGGCGTCCCGTCGGCCGAGTCCAGCGCCGGCATGGTCGCGCACCGAGAGCGCGTCGCCGCCGAAGAAAAGGTTGCCTCCACGCGCCGCCACAACGTCGGCGATCGCGTCGAGGCACGCGAGCACGGCGGGGCCGACTACCGGTCGGCGATCGTGCTGACCGCGACGTTCGGCCACTACGGCTGGGTCTACCGCGTGAAGTTCCGGGACGGGCATGAGAGAAAGGTCGTGGCCGCCAACGTCCGCAAGAGGGGGAAGGCCAATGGATGACGACACCGAATACGACGAGGCCGACCTGGGCCCGTGGCGCGAACCGCTGGACGATGACATGGACGGCGACGGCGATGAAGGCGACGGTGAGTGCTTCGTGTCCCTCTCCAGTCGAAACACCGTGGGCGCCTCGCGTTTGGCCGCGGTCGAACGCTGGCTGAGGATGCCGCATCACTACAGCCTCCGCGAGTATCTTGAAGCGATGGAAGAGCAGGCCGCCGCCAACAAACAGGCGACGGAGGAAAACAGGAGAACACGATGAACGCGCGCCTTCGACGCGGCGCGATCCGGGCACGCGGCATTTGTCAACCAGAAACCGCGCGGAGTCGGGCCGCGCATGTAACGCGGTCTTAGACGCGGGAGGTACTATTCGTGCATGGGGATCGGGCGGGCCAGGACGGCGAGCCGCGGACCGACGTTGTCGGGTCCTCGTGGCCCCGCCGGCCCGTCGATGGGCCGGGCGCGTCTGGCCGCGACACTCCGCCTGGCGTGCAAGGTCCGGGCCGAGCGCGACGCCCGCAGGTCCGACCCGGCGCCGGTCGATCCCGATCAGCTCGCCATCGAACGCCAGATTCTGTCGGTCGCGCGGGCGGCGGCGATCTCGGGCGTGCAGGCCCGCGCCGCGGCGATCGCACGCCTCGATCCCGCGCTTGTTTCACGGCTCCGCCGCCTGGCCGTGCAGGGCGATTCCGCCTGATCGGATCGGCGGCCACGACGGGGGTGTCCAGCGTGCCCCATGACGACCAGAGCCACGCCATGCCGGACGAGGATTCGGTCGACGCCATGCTCGAACGGCTCTCGCCGTGCGGCCGGTCGATCGTCCTGGCGTTCGCGTTCGGGCGGCGCGGTGGTCGCGCTGGACAGGAGGCCGTCGCGCTCGTGGTGATGCACCGCATGGTTTTCCAGACGCAATACACCGAGCGGGAGCTCTCGGAGCGGTCCGGCCTGTCGCGTAACGGCGTGCGGTCGGCGTGCCGGTCGTTCGGATCGCTCATGCGCCGGTGTCTCGGGCGCGAGGGCATGAAGGCCGAGGCGATGTTCGTGCCGCGGGCCGACGACCCGCAAGACGCGGCGGGGGGCGGCGAATGATCGACACGCCCGATACAACGTCCGGCCTGCTGGACCAGCATCAGCTCGCCAAGGCGCTGGGCGTCACGCCGCGGCGCGTCCGGCAGATGATGCACGACGGCATGACCGCCATCGGAGAGCCGGGAAAGTACCGGTTCGAGCTGGCGTCCTGCCGGGATTGGATGGCGCGGAACGTGATGGACCACATCGGCGGGAAACGCCCGGGAGCCGGCCGCCCCAAGGGAGGGCGTGGCGTCGACCGGTCGCAAGGAACGCCGAGCGCCCAAACGACGCCGCCCCCGGTGGCAACCAACGCGACCGCGCTGGATCGTGCGATCGCGGAAGGCCTGGTGCTCGAGCGTCCCGAGGACATCCGGGCCCTTCTCGGCAAGGTCAGCGCCCGCGAGGCCGCGACGATCCGGTCGATGGTGGCGTCCATGCGGCAGCTGCACGACCTGCAGGTCGAGCAGGGCAAGTACGTGCTGGTGTCGGAGATCGAGGCCGCGACGGCGCGGATGGTGAGCGATGCGGCGTCGATGATGGACGAAGCGACGAGACGTGCGGCCGACACGATCGCGGCGGGCATGAAGGTTGACGCCAAGGCCCGAGCGTCGATCGAGGAATCGATCCGGGCCGAGTTTGCCCGCGTGCGCGACACGCTGGCGGGAAGAAAAGCGTGACCTACGCATCCGCCGATGCCATCCTCGGACGCGTCTGCCGCGAGTGCTGGCCCGCACGCCGCCCGCGATCGGTGTCGCAGTGGGCCGAAGAGGAGCGGTTCGTGTCGGGCCGCACCTCCGCCCGGTCCGGCCGGTGGTCCAACGATCGCACGCCCTATCTGGTCGGAATCCAGGACGCGCTGTGCGACCCGGCCGTTCGCCAGATCACGGTGCTCAAGGCCCCCCAGGTCGGGTTCACCGAGTGCGTCATCAACATGCTCGGTTGGATCGCCGAGCATGATCCGGTGATGACGATGGTGGTGCTCCCCAACGAGAAGCTGGCCCGCGCCATGGCCAAGAAGCGCGTGCTACCGGCGGTGCTGGCGTCGCCCACGCTGGGACGTCGGCTGGGGCGCTCGAAGGAGGACCGCTCGAGCGCCGTCCTGTCGTTCGACCGCTGTGACATCCGCTTCGCGGCCGCCGGAAGTGATACCAACGTCCGCTCGTGGCCCGCGGGCGTGTTCATCGTGGACGAATACGACCTGTGCCCGGAGGGGATCGAGGAGGAGGCCGAGCAGCGGACGCGCACCTATGGCGAGCGGGCCAAGCGCGTGTTCGGCGGCACGTCGAGCATGGACGACATGGGTATCGCCAAGCGGTTCTCGCTCTCGGACCAGCACCGGTTTCACGTTCCGTGCCCGTTCTGCGGGCGGTACCAGACGCTGGACTGGGAGCGCATCCGCTGGGACGGCGGGGCCAACGCACGGCCCGACGACGCCAAGGCGACGGCGCGATACGAGTGCGTCGGATGCCGCCAGCGGATCGCCGAGCACCACAAGTTGCCGATGCTGCAGCGCGGCATCTGGGCGCCCGGAACGAACCAGGTTGTGGTCCAAGACGGCGTTCCGGTGGTCGTCGGTGAGGATCGCCCGACCAGCCATCGCGGGTTTTTCATCGGTGGCGAGATGTCTCCATTTGTGTCGTGGGGAGACATCGCGTCGGGATTCGTGGCCGAGCGCGGCAGCCCGGGCCGCAAGTGGTGGAACGGAATCGGCCGACCGTGGAAGGGCCCGCGCCGCAAGATCGACGTTGAGGACGTGCGCAAGCTGGCGGTGAAGGTGGCCGACGGCGGGCACGAGCGCGGGTGGGTTCCCGACGACGCGATCTTCCTCACCGGCACGGTCGACACGCAGCTCGATCACCTGTGGGTCCAGATCGACGCATGGGGGGCCAACCTGGACCGCTCATGGCTGGTGGACTACTTCCGCCTGTCGTCAGCGCCGGACACGGGGATGCCAGAGCTTGGCCGCCTGCTCGATCGCGGGTGGCCGATCTACAACCGCGACAAGGTTCGCGGCGTGACGATCCGGCCGTGGATGTGGCTGATCGACTCGGGCGACGGCAACCGGACCAGCGAGGTCTACCGCTTCGTCCGTCAGCACCACGCGGCCCCGCGCCGATTCGTCCGCGCCGTCAAGGGGTTCGGCGGGTCGGGCACGCCCCAGGAGTTCAAGGTGGCGCGGCTGGACAAGTGGCCGGATGGGACGCCCATGCCCGGCGGCGTTGAACTGCTCGAACTCAACAGCCGAATCTGGAAAGACCACGTGATGACGCAGCTTGGCCTGATCACGACCGAGACGGACGCATCGATGACCGAGTCGGTCGGGGATGTCACGCCGGTCGTCGCGTCGCGGCGCGTGCTGCCCGAGGACGTGCCCGACGATTACCTCTACCAGGTGACGGCCGAAGAGCTGGTTGAGAAGCAGCGCGACGGCCGCAAGCACTGGGTCTGGCAGATGAAGCAAAACCGCCACCACAACCACGCGCTGGACACCACGTACTACGCGGTAGCGGCAACGCGGGTGTACGGCCTGATGGGCGTGGGCGAGGATGCCAAGGCGCGGCTGCGGGCCATGTGCCAGGTCGACGGGCCGAAGCCCAAGCCCCCCGAGCGGGTTCCGCCGCGGCCGGCACCACCTCCGCCCAAGGCAGGGCGCGAGTTCGGGACCGACGCCCCGATCCCGCGAATGTCCGACGAGTGGCGTGGGTAGTCGTCTGCAAACTCGCATAGCACGTAACTTGCCTAAATCTCAGTAGTTACGCGCGCTCGCCGCCCCGCCTGGTACCCGCGAAGGTACCGCATGCGCGGACTGGTATGAGCAAGAAGCACACGCCGCCCGCATCGGCCAGCGCTCCCGCCCCTCAACCGGTCGACACGGCGAGCCCCGGAACGCCCGAGGACATGGCCGCCGCGCTGGCGGAAACACCAGCCCCGGCGGCGTTCCCTGACGCGCCGGTCGTTCAGACGCCGGTCGAGTCGGCTCCCGCCGCCGCACTGGCCAAGACCGTCCACGACGACGAGGAAGCCCGCCTGGCCGCGCGCATCGCCGAACTCGGCGATCCGCACGCGGTCGTGGTGGCCGCGGCATCCCGCCTCACCAGGGCCCGCGAGGAGCAGTTTGAGACGTCGATCTCGCTCGAGCAGGCGGTCAACCTCGCAATGGACAACCTCCGCAAGGTCCAGGCGCAAGCCCAGATCGACAAAGAGGAAATCCGCCTCTGCAAGCTTCGCCTTGAGCAGATCGCGTCGGCGCGCGACGCGGACGACAAGGCCGCCGCCGCCACCGCCGCCCACAAGGCCAAGAGCACCTGATGACATGGACCTACTCCAACTTCCGGAGCGGTTCGACGCTCGCCGAGCGCGTGAGGCTTGGCCGCCTGCACATGCAGGAAATCTCCGACCAGATCAGCCACGACGTTATGACCGACGGGTTTATGAAGCGGGCCGACGGCCTGTCGCGCCTGCTCGAGGGCGTGCGCCAGGAAGTCCAGCGGTACGAGGACCAACTGTCGTCCGTCGGCGGGACCGCCGGCGGCGTGTCGTACGCACAACCAACTCCGATCCGAGGGCTGTAAGTGACGACGCAGGCCGAAAACATCGCCACGCTTGAGCGGCAGACCTCCAAGCCGAACGCCACGCCCCGAGGCGAGGCCGGCGCGATGGCCGCCGAGTTCATGGCCCGCCGCGTCGCGGCCGAGACATCGGCCAAGCGCAACGCGCTGGTCGCCCAGGCGCTGGACGTTGTTTCGTCGGCAATCAAGCCCAAGGCCGGCGGATACGCCAACGCCCGCACGACCCGCCTCAACGCCTACTCGATGGGCCTGACGGGCTCGCCAGACCTGGCCCTCGATCCCAACGACCTGGCCAACCTCCGCCGCGCCTCACAGGAGTCGGTCCGTAACAACCCGGTCGCCCGCGCGATCGTCCGCTGCACGGTGGGCGTCGTCGCGCCCGAGCGCATGAGCTTCCAGGCCCGCACCGGCGACCCGAAGTACAACGCGCTCGTCGAGGAAGCATTCAGCTTCTGGTGGAACGAGCGGGCCGACTTCTTTGGCAAAGAGTCCGGGCCGATGCTCCTGCGGCAGGTGCTCGAAGCCGCGCTGGTCGACGGCGATATCGGGATCAATCTGGTGTATTCCGACCGCGGGCCGCAGCTGCAGCTGGTGGCCGGTGAACGCATCCAGTCCGGCTCCGGCATCGGCGACCTGCAGGAACAGCACGGCGTCTACCACGACGCAAACGGCCGAGTCACGGGCTACCGCGTGTTCGACTGGACCCGCTGGGGCGCGCTGGAGATGGGTTCGGGGCGTCTGCTCCCGTCCGACTTCTTCATTCTCGCCAAGAACTGGCGGCACGCCCGCCCGGGCCAGACGCGCGGCGAGCCGGTGCTGGCCGGGTCGCTGCACCTGATCGAGCAGCTCTCGGAGTTCAAGGCCGCCACGCTGGTGGCCGCCCGCGTGGGCGCGTGCTTTGCCGCCCTGATCCTGTCCAACGCCCCGGCCGAGAAGCAGGCCGCGATGCTGGCCGCGGTCGACGACGCGGGCAACGCGCCCCGCAACGACGACGGAACGTCCAATACCCAAGTCATCCGCCCGGGCATGATGATGCACCTCAAGACGGGCGAGGATGTCAAGCAGCTGGAGCCCAAGTTCCCGTCCGACGCCTTCGGCCCGTTCGTGGTGTCGCTGCTGCGCGAGATCGGGGCCGACTGCGGCCTCCCGCTCGAACTGTTCATGTACGACACGACGGAGACGACCTTCTACGGCGGGAAGGCGTCGGTCGCGCTGGCGTACCACGAGACGATCGCCACCTGGCAAATTTGGCTCCGCAAAATCATGACCCGCATCTACCGCTGGTGGTCCGACACCTCGGTGGCGACGGGATTCATCCCCGACCACCCCGATCGTCTCCGCCATGTCTGGGTCGCGGCACCTACGCCCGCCTACGACGAGAAAGAAGCGGTCGAAACCGGCGTCTTGAAGGTCAGCAACAACCTGATGAGCAAGGCCGACCTGTGCCAGCAGCTGACGGGCCAGGACCTTGAGGAAGTCGCCAATCGCCGGGCCGCCGAGGTGGCCCGCGAGAAGGCCCTCAACATCCCGCCGCCGGCGATGCCCGGCGCCCAGGCCAACGTCGTGAACCAGAACAAGCCGGCCCGCGCCGGGGAGGTCGATCCGTGAGCCAGCTTCCCGTCATGTCGTTCGGCTCGATCTCGCATTCCGAACTTGCGTGGATGATCTCGCCCACGGCGCTCCCCGCGATCGTCTCGATGTTTCGCCAGCGTCAGGGCACTCCGATTGCCAGGGCGGATAGCCAAGCCTCGGATGAAAGATGCTGCGGAACCGGCGGGCTCTCGATGGTCGGCCCGGTCGCCGTGGTCGAGATATCCGGCCCGATCTTCTCATCGATGACGCGGATGGAGGCCGAGTGGTTGGGCTGCACATCGATGGAGGCGGCCGCCGCGACGGTCCGCCGCTGCGCCACCGACGAGGCCGTGCGCGGAGTCGTGATCCGGTTCAACTGCCCGGGCGGATCGGTGCCCGGCTCTGAAGAGCTGCTCGGGGCGATCGCCGAATGCAAGGCCAGGAAGCCGATGTGCGCCATGGCGGCCAACATGGCGTGCTCGCTGGCGGCCTTCGCGGGCGCGGCCTGCGGCGAGTTCGTCGCCAGCCAGAACGCGATCGTCGGGTCGGTCGGAGGCATCATCGACGTCACCGACTGGTCCAAGGCGTTCGCCGCGGCGGGCATTGAGTCCGTCGCCATCACCGACCAGCCGCTCAAGGCCCTGGGGATTCCCGGCCAGGCCGTCACAGCCGAGATGCGGCAGAACCTGCTGCAGCTGGTGCGCGACCAGGTCGCCCCGTACATGCAGGCGTTCGCCAAGGCCCGCGGCATGTCCGTCGACGACGTGCAGGCCATGCAGGGCGGCGTCTATTCCGCGGCCCGCGCCGTCCAGATGAAACTGATCGACCGCGTTGTCAGCCCGCGCGAGTTTGTCGCGGCGTTCGTCAACCGCGTCGCCACCCAATCGCCATCGACCGTGATCGACCTGCCGTTGTCGGAAGGCGAGGACGGTCCAGAGTCCGGGGCACGCGCCCGGAAAGGAGCATCCATGAGCACCGACTTTGCGTCGATGGCTGCCGGGCTGAAGCCCGACCAGATCGACACGGCCGCGGCCGCCGTCAAGAGCAACGCCGCACTGTTCGCGTCCGTCGGCCAGGCGTTCGCGTCCGCCAACGGCCTGACCGCCGCGGCCAAGCCCGCGACGATCGCCGAACTCCGCGCCGAGTTCAAGGACGACCCCGCGTTCACCTTGGACGCGGCCGAGAAGGGCCTGACGCTCGACGCGGCCCGCGCCCAGTACGGCGTGACGCTACGGAGCAAGCTCGACCAGGCCAACGCCAAGATCGAGGAGCTCAAGGCCGAGCTTGCCACCAAGGCGGCGCTCCCCGCGCTGGGGAATCCGGCCGTCAAGGGCAACGCCAAGCCCGAGGCGCAGGCGAACACCAAGGGAGCCAAGTTCGAGGCCCGCATCGCGGACCAGATCCGCAAGCACGGCGGCCAGCGCAACGACGCGGTCGGGGCGCTGATGGCCCGCCTCGGGGCCGACGCGGAACTGGCGTCCGACCACGCCGAGTGGTCGCGGGCCATCGCCTCCGGCGAACTGATCGAGAAGGACTGAACGACACGCACCGAGCTCCCCGGCGCGTGCCGGGCCTCATCACAACGGGAGATTGAACCATGTCCAGCACGAACCCAGGCCCGGCCATCACCTGCGTGGCGTCGGGCTCCATCACGCGCGGAACGCGCGTCAAGTACTCGTCGGTGTCGGGCGACAACGTCGTCGTCGCGGTCGCCGGCGCGGGCGAGCGTTCGATCGGCACGGCCCTGAAGTCCGTGGCCGACACCGAGAACGTGCCCGTCGAACTCAACGCCCCGGGAAAGATCGTCACGGTCGTGACCGCGTCCAACTACTCGGCGGGCAGCGACGTGTACGGCGCGGCGTCCGGCAAGGTCCAGAGCGGCGCCTCGGGCGCCAAGTGCTTCATGCTGCTCGAGGCGTCCTCGGGCGACGGCGCGGAGGTCAAGGCCCTCTGGTTGGCGTACGAAGCCTGAGTTGATCGAACACGCCGCGTGGTCCGCAGGGGTGCGGGCCGCGCGAGCGATCAAGCAAAACACATCGGCCGACTGGTGACGGCCTGCGGGCCCTCAAGGAGGGAACCCGCGAGGAGTCACCATGATTCGCGGTACTTCGGTTGGTGTGCCCCGTTCCGATCTGGCTGGACTGATGATCCAGCGGACCACGACGGAGCAGTCATATTCGGCGTTCGCTCTCTTCCCGATCCTGCAGACGGCCATCGTCAGCTCGCGGTTCTACAAGCTGGCCAAGGCGCGTGCCCACAAGATGTACTCGACACTCAAGCAGCCCGGGGCCGCGGCGAGCCGCTCGCAGGGCGAGATCGAGCAGGACACCTTTTCGTGCCATCAGTACATGCACGACGAGGCGGTCGACCGCGGCGAGGCCGCCATGTTCGGCGACTTCTTCCAGGCCGACCGCATCGCGGCCGAGAACGTGTACCACGTGCTGATGCGCGACCTGAATTCGCGCGTGCTGGCGCAGGTCATCAACAACACGAACTTCCCGCTCTCGGGCAACACCGGCCTGACCGTGTCCAACGTGTGGAACGGCGCCAGCGGCACGCCGATCACCGACATGAACACCGCCCGCGAAGCGTTCCGCGCCCGCGGCGCCCCGCCGCCGAACGTGCTGGTCATCAGCGAGAAGTGTTACGACGGCCTTGGCTCCAACCCCGAGATCATCGGCCGCATCAAGTACATCTCGGGCGCGGTGGTCAACGGCGTGCTCTCGCTCCAGGCGCTGCAGACGGCGCTGGACATCGAGACGATCGTCGTCGACCGCTCGCGGTACAACACCGCCAACGACGGAATCACCGCGTCGCTCTCGCCGCAGCTGGCGGTCGGCGCCGGATTCCTGGCGCACGTGTCGAAGGAGCAGTCGACGCGCGAGTGGCAGCTGGGCCGCACGTTCGTTTACACCGGCAAGACCGGCGGCACGTTCGGCGCCCGCATGTACCCGTCCGACGAGGTCGACGCCGACATCGTCCGCGGCGAGATGTGGTACGACCCCAAGCTGATCTCGACGGACTGCGGGTTCCAGTTCGCGTCTCTGGCCAGCTAATCCATGCACCCCACGGGCGGGCCATAGGCCCGGCCGAAACAGTGCGCCCGTGTGTCACCAGCACGGGCGCGCTTTCTCCCTTCGTCCGATCCCCCTCGCCCGCACACCACGCAGGAGAACACGATGGGCATCGCCAGGAACTTCCGATCCGCCGCGTGCTGGACCTTCCGCTGGGGCCTTGAGGTCCTGATCGCCGTCGTCATCGCCGGCCTGGTCGCGGCCATGCTCTTTGGGAGCGGATGCTCGCCCCGCGCCGACGTGGATACCAACGGCGACGGCGTGGGCGACACGTCGATGGACGCCGACCAGATCGAGGCGTGGCGTGCCCGCGACGCCGCGGCCGCCAAGGCCAAGGCCGAGAAGATCGAGGCAGACGCCAAGGCGGCGGTCGCCAAGCAGGAGGCGGCCCTGGCTCAGGCCAAGCGCATCCAGCGCGACGCCGAGCGGGCCATGGCGCGGCAGAACAACGCCAACGCCGAGCACCTGGCCCAGATCAAGGCAGACGCCGAGGATCAAATCGACGACCTCAACGTGAACGTGGCCGCGGCTATCGAGGCGATCCACGCCGACGCGACCAACCAGATCGCGGCGTTGAAGCTCGAATGGCAGGCCCGCGAAGATTCGCGCGTGTCGGCCCTCTCGAACATCGAGCGGCAGGCGACGTGGTTCAACGAGATCGCAAACGACCCGACCATTCGATCGACGGTGGGCAACCTTCCCGGCGGCGGCATCGCGCTGGGTCTCATCTCGACCGTCGGCGGTCTCGTATTCGGGCATCGCTCGGGCAAGTCGGCCGGCACCAGCGCCGGAGAATCCAAGGGCTGGGACGACGGATATGCCGCGGGTCTGGCGGCGGGCAAGCAGCAGGGCGTAGCCGAGGGACGCGATATCGGATGGCAGGAGCGGTCCGAGCATCAGGCCGAGATTGACAAGACCTACGAAGAGGCGCTGAACCGCGCCGGAAAGGCGGCGGCGTGACCGACAAGAACTCCAACTGCCCGCACGAATCAACCCTCGCCGACCTGCGCGAGGACGTTCGGAAGGTTCTGGCCAATGTCGAGAAGATCGACGTGATGCTCCGCGGCGACGGAGAAGCGGTCGGCCTGATCGGGCGCGT